GCAAGGTTAAAACCTTTAGCAAATGACCTTGCAACTGCAGCTACAACTGTGACTTATTTAGTCGAGTTTTTACATTTAGATGTATTACCTGATTAATTTTTAATAGTAGTCAAGTGTCAAGGGTAATCTTTATTGATTATCCTAAAGTAGCGAGGAGTCTTTGGGCTTCTCCTATTTTGAAAAAAATTATAAAAACAGGAAAATAACATGGCAGCATATACAAGAACACCCAGACCCAGACCCAGTCCTAGACCAAAACCTAAAAAGCCACCAACACCGAAACCACAAGAATCTAAGGTTCGTAAAAGACCCGGATTTGCTCATGGTGGAGAAATGAAAGTACTTAAACCTAATTAAGAACTAAAACATGGCAACTACATTTTTAACATTAACTAACGATGTTCTTCGAGAACTTAACGAAATTGAATTAACTTCAGCTAATTTTGCAAGCTCACAAGGCATACAAAGTTTTGTAAAAAATTCAATTAATAAATCTATTAACGATATTGCAAATGAAGAACCGCAATTACCCTTTTTTGCTGTGGCAGCTAGTGGTGGAACAGACCCTTTTTATGGGAATGTAACTGTTGCTTCAGTCGCAGGAACTAGATGGTACACAATTAAATCAGGTAGTTCTAGTATAACTACTGATTATTCATCTCTTGATTGGGATGATTTTTATATTACTACAATAGGCGTTAGTGGGGAAGAAGCACCATATACCTCAAAAGGTTTACGCTTTTTAAGCTTAGATGATTGGACACGTTATTTCAGAGATACTGAAAATCAAGATGATGCAGATTCACAAGCATGGGGAGAACCTAAGTATGTTATACGTAGTCCAGACCACAGGAAGTTTGCTTTAAGTCCTATACCTGACAAAGTTTATAATGTACATTTTTATGCATACGCAGTACCAACACCTTTATCAGCCCACGGAGATGAGACAGTTTTACCAGACCAGTACACTAATGTAATAACAGCTAGAACTAGATATTATGTGTGGCAATTTAAAGATAGCCCACAACAAGCAACCTTTGCTTTAGATGATTTTAAAAAAGGAATGAAGTACATGAAATCTAATTTAATTAATCCGTCTCCAATGTATATATCAGATGATAGGACGTATTTCTAAATGCCTGCTTCACAACCATATACAGTAGCGTGTGCAGGAGGACTTGTTACGTCTACTAATGCAATAGACCTTCTTAAAACTCCCGGAGTTGCTCAAGAGCTTCGTAACTTTGAAGTCTCTATTGAAGGTGGATATAGACGTATCAATGGTTTTGCTAAGTTTGGTAGTGCTCAAGTTACAGGAAGCAAAACAGATATACTAGGAGTTCTTCCTTATGCTGATGGTGTAATAGCCTGTGCAGGAACTGGAATTTACTTTAGTCAGGACGGAGAAAGTTGGTTAAATGTTAGCAGAAGTTCGGTAGCCGGTGGTGGAGACGACTACACAGCCTTTACAGGACGAAGTGCTCTAGCTAGAACAGGACAAGGACAAATAAGTTTTGCTTTGTACGAAGCAGCTACAGATAATTATGGTACACTTGTGATAGCTGATGGAGCTAACAAACCTTACTTTTTTAGAATGGAAGGGACAGGTGCTAATGTTAATACGCGTACTTTCTTTGGTGGTGAGATAGCTGTTAATAGTACAAAGCATGTTAAGTATATTACGATGCACGATAATCACTTAATTGCTGCAGGAGTAGAAGATAATCTTAATACAGTCTACTATAGTGTTAATAATGATATAGATGATTTTAGTGCTAGTGGTTCAGGTGCTATTGTTATTTCAGACCAAATTGTAGGCATTAGAGGTTTCCGTGAGGACTTATTTATATTCTGTGAGAACAGTATTTACAAACTTATAAATATAAATAACTCTTCAACGATAGCTGTAGTACCCGTAGCCGAGAACGTAGGTTGCATGAGTGGTTATAGTATTCAAGATATTGGTGGTGACTTAATATTCCTAGCACCTGACGGCTTAAGAACAATAGCCGGTACAGCAAGAATTGGTGACGTTGAATTAGGAACAATAAGTAAAGCTATACAACCCTTGCTCACAACATTAGCTAGTACAATTAATCAATTTGTTGTTAGCAGTGTTGTAATAAGAGACAAATCTCAATATAGATTATTTTACTCAGCAACAAACGCTAACGAACTTCAACAACGTGGTATAATAGGTACACTAAGACCGAATGGTTTTGAGTGGTCTGAAACAAGAGGACTAGAAGTTACAGAAATAGGTTCTGCGTTTAATGAGAATGGTGTAGAAGAATATTACCACGGGAGTACTTCTGGTTATATATATACACACAATTCAGGAGATTCTTTTGATGGTACTAATATATTAGCTCGTTACGCAACACCTGATTATGATTACGGAGATTTAGGAACATTAAAAACTTTACATTACATTAAAGTTTCTGCAGCAGCAGAAGGTGTAGTAGAACCTAACGTACAAGTTAAGTTTGATTATGGGAATCTTGACACACCGCAACCATCTAGTCGATTTGATTTAGGTATAATTAATCCTCCTTCTATATTTGGCGAAGGAGCATTTGCAGCGACAGTTTTTGGAGGAAGTAACAACCCTCTTATTAGAGTACCTTTACAAGGGAGTGGACACAGTAACAATTTTACTTTTATTAGTGATGATACAAAACCATCTTATACAATTAATGGTCTATACGTAGACTACATACCTTCAGGCAGGAGATAACAACAAATGGCACAGACATACACAAGACAAAGTTCATTAGCAGACGGAGATACTATTACTGCTGCTTTATTTAATGACGAGTATAATCAACTTTTAAACGCGTTTGTATATAGTTCATCGAGTGCAAGTTCTACAGGACACAGGCACGATGGTACAGCAGCTCAAGGTGGTAACATACACACGATAGGTGATTTAGATTTCCTTAATAAAATAGTTGCAGACAGTACAAATAACCGATGGGGAGTATTTGTAGAGGTATCTTCAGCAGCAGTCGAACAAATTAGAATACAAGACGGAGCAATCGTACCAGTAACAGATAACGATATAGATTTAGGTACAAGCTCTCTAGAATTTAAAGATGCTTACTTTGATGGCACAGTAACATCAGATGCCTTTGCAGGTCCATTGACAGGTAATGTCACAGGAAATGCTTCAGGTACTGCAGCAACTGTAACAACGGCTGCACAGTCTAACATTACAAGCCTAGGAACTTTAACAACTCTTACTGTTGACAATGTTATAATCAACGGAACTACAATAGGTCATACATCCGATACAGATTTATTAACCCTTACAAGTGGTGTACTGACAGTAGCAGGAGAACTAGACGCAACAAGTTTAGATATTTCAGGTGATGCAGATATAGATGGCACATTAGAAACAGATGCTTTATCTATAAATGGAACAACTGTTTCAGCAACTGCAGCAGAACTTAATATTCTTGACGGAGTTACTGCAAGTGCTACAGACATTAACCTTATAGACGGAATTACAAACGGAACTGTTATAGCTAGTAAAGTTATTATAACAGATTCAAACAAAGACATTACTGGTGGTAGAAATATTACTATTAGTGGTGAGCTAGATGCAGCTACACTTGACATATCAGGTGATGCAGACATAGATGGAACTCTTGAAGCAGATGCAATAACAATAGCAGGTGTTACTCTATCTGAAACTATTGCAGATACTGTTGGAGCTATGGTTACAAGTAACACTGAATCAGGTGTTACAGTTGCTTACCAAGATGCAGACAACACAATAGACTTTACAGTCGGAACACTTAATCAAGACACAACTGGTACAGCAGCAACCGTTACAGGTGCAGCACAATCATCAATTACAAGTCTTGGAACTCTTACAGCCTTAACAGTCGATAATCTTGGTGTTAATGGTAATACTATTACAGCAAACTCTGGTGCTTTAAACCTCACACCTGCTGCAGGTTCTGCTATCGTTTTAGACGGAACAATCAATGTAGATGCAGGAGTAGTAACTGGTGCAACAAGCGTTACATCAACAGCTTTTGTTGGTGGC